TCGACGCCCGCGTGGCCGAGGTGATCCGTGACGCCATGGATGCGCGCCTTGCTCAGGTGCACGTTGCGTTGCCTGGCCGCATTGAGGAATATGACGCGGCAGAACAAAAGGCCAGCATCAAGCCGCTTGTCAAATTCACTCAGTCTCTCGAGGATGGTGACGTTGTTGATGACTTGCCAGTTATCAATGATGTGCCGGTTGTGTTTCCTCGGGGCGGCGGTCATTTTATGTCATTCCCAATGGCAAAGGGTGACTTTGTTCTCATCATCGTGTGTGAGAGCTCGATTGAAAAGTTTGCCACGGGCGATGGCTCCAACCAGGATCCGATCGATACAAGGCGCCATGCCCTGACAGACGCAGTGGCCATCCCTGGATTCTACCCGTTTGCGTCTGCGCTCGATGGCGGCACTGACGCTGACGGTTCTCAGTTCGGCAAAGAGGGCGGCGCCCTTGTTCATGTGTCAGACGATGAGATCAATCTGTATGAAAAAGCTGCGGCTGACTTTGTGGCTCTGGCCCAGTTGGTCAAGGATGAGATCACCGCGCTCAGGGATACGGTTGACGCATTGGTGACAGCATACAATGCTCACATACACACAACCACTGCGACAGTTGGCGCCACTGCCGTGCCTGGCGTGATAGCTCCAACCGTATCCACAGCCACGGCGCCGGCGGCTGTTGGGGATGTCAAGGCAGAGAAAGTGAAAGCAACATGAGCGATCTTGTCATCGACCCCACTACGGGGGATCTGCAGATTCTCAATGGAGATCTATCGCTCACCTCTGGAATAGATGGGATCGCGCAAAACATCAGGATCCGTCTCAATTTTTTCTTGGGGGAGTGGTTTCTGGACACCTCACAGGGTATGCCATATTTTCAAAACGTTCTGGTCAAGCAACCGAATTCGCAGGCTATTCGCGCCATTTTTCGAAAGGCAATTCTCACCACCCCTGGCGTGCTGAGTGTCACCAATCTAGAGTTGGATTTAGACAACTCTTTGCGTAAACTGAGTGTGAGCTTTCAGGCTGAAACCACTGACGGCACCTTGGTGTTTGAACAGGATTTTGTGATTTGAAATGGCTGGATTAGACGCAACAGGGTTTGTCATCAAGACGCTATCCGAGATCCTTGAAGAGATCGAGGATGATGAGCGCGCCACCATGAGCGCCAGTCTGTCGCTGTTGGCTGACTCATTTCTTGGGCAGCTTAACGGCATTTTCTCTGACAAGCTGCGTGAGCTCTGGGAAGTAGCCCAAGAGGTGCACAATTCATTTGACCCTGACAATGCCAGCGGCGAGGCCCTGGATAATCTGGCGGCCATAACCGGCGTCACGCGGCTGGCCGCCACAGAGTCAACGGTCACGCTTACAGCCACAGGCACACCAGCCACCTTGCTCTCTGCCGGCCGCGTTGTGAGCGTCAGTGGCACTGGTGACAGATTCACCACCCTGGCCGCAGGCACCATCACTGCAGAGTCTGCATGGACCATCACAACCGCATACGCCCTTGATGATCGTGTGACAAACAGCGGAAACGTCTATGTGTGCGTGACTGCTGGAACATCAGCCGGAGCCGGGGGACCTTCCGGTACAGGTACAGGCATTGCCGATGGCACGGTTGTGTGGGATTTCGTGGGCGCAGGCACCGGATCGGTTGACATCGCTGCGGAGGCCGAGGAAACAGGACCGATTGCAGCGCCAACCTACACGCTGACAGAGATTGAGACGCCTGTTGCCGGATGGGATAGCGCCAACAACCTGGCAGACGCAACCCCAGGCACCAACCAAGAGACTGACTCAGAGTTGCGCATCAGGCGCGAGGCATCTCTTGCAGCCAGTGGCACGGGCACCTTGCCGTCCATTCGCTCGGCAGTGCTGCTGGTGAGCGGCGTGACTGACATCTCAGCCTTTGAAAACACCACCGACGTCACTGATGGCGAGGGGCGTCCCCCGCACTCATTTCAGATTGTCGCAGATGGCGGCGATGACACTGAGATCGCTCAGGCCATCTTTGACACCAAGCCAGCGGGCATTGCCTCGTATGGTGCGACAACCATTGCGATCACTGATGCCGATGGCGTATCGCATGACATCAATTTTGACCGGCCGTCAGACATTGATATCTACGTTGACTATGACATCACGATTGATGCGGCCCTATATCCTGGCGATGCGGCATTCAAGCAAGCGATTGTCGATGCGGCAGAGTCTGCGCTAGGCATTGGTGATGACGTCATTGCCAAGGTGATCGAATGCGCTGCGCTTGATGTCGATGGCGTGCTTGATATCACCGTGTTTGGTATCGACACAACACCGGCGCCTGTGGCCACGGCAAACATCGTCATAGCCTCGACAGAGATCGCGCGTTTTGATACTGCACGCATCACGGTGACAGCAACATGACACTGACTCAGACCACAACGCACATAGAGGGGGCTCGCTCCAACTTTATTGACGCATTCAAAGGCAAGCCGAACATTCAGGCATTGCTTGACGCGTACATCCAGCAAGTGCAAGAGATCGAAAATGCTCTTTTTCAGTTGCTTGAAAACCGAACCCTTGAGACCGCTGTTGGCGTGCAATTGGACAATCTTGGCAGATTGATCGGTCAAGCCAGGGGAGAGCTCAGCGATGCAGATTATCGCATTCTCTTGCGGGCCAGAATCCTGGCCAACAAATCCAACGGCACAATCGATGACATTGTTGAGATGCTGCAGATTGCAACGAGCGGCTCGAGCGTTGGTCTGCAGGAGTTTGAGCCAGCAGCAATGATCATCACACTGACAAGCTTTGGATCTTCCAATGCGGTTTTGCTAGCAAACCTGATCGCCGATGCGCGGCCGGCTGGCGTTGGCACTGATTTTGTGTATCCGCCCTCAGGCGCTGCATTCCAATATGACACAGTTGGCGCTGGGTTTGATCTTGGCGAATACTCCGGAGTGACAGAGGCGTAACATGGCAACCTACAGCAAACCAACCAGCATCCCACGATGGGCAGACGTCAGCGGCACAATCACTGAGCCGCCATCCGGCAAGAAAGATGTTGGTTGGGTATTCGAGGATGTGCCGCCAGCCGCATATGAGAACTGGTTGCAATACACTACCGGAGAATGGTTCAAATGGATTGATGAGCGTCTAAACGACGGTGTCACAAATGACTTTCTCAGCATCGCGTCACCAGGGCTGATCCACACCGGCTCCACTGGCATGAATATTCATCGTGGCCTTGCGGTTGGATGGGCGACCACTGCCCCGGCCGATGATATTGTGTCAGTTGGCGACTCTAATTTCCGCATGGACTTTACAACGCCAACGGATCCGGCTGTCTATTTTGATGTTGATAACTACATTGTGTGTGATCGAGTTGCCGACACAATAACATGGGTGCTTGGCACTGCCGCAGAAATGTTTCTGACAGCCGATGGCCTGCAGATTGGCAACGGACTTGTGGTGGGCACGGGTGTGGCGCCATGGGATGACGATATCAGGGCAACCGGCGGCATCAACTGCGGCGGCAGCACAAACCCTGCGGCTGGTGATGGAATCTTCACCAATGGGATCACGGTAGGTTTTGATGCAGCACCCCTTGCTGACCAGGTTCAGATCGGGGATGCAGATTTCAGACTCAACCTGAATGGAGCATTGCCACGGGTAATATTTGATACAAACGATTTCATTCAGTACAGCAGGGCCGGCGACACATTCAGCTTCCAGATCGCATCAACTGTAGAGGCCGAAGTTGATGCCACTGGCGTAGGGATCGAAAACGGCCTATACGTTGGCAGTGCTACTGGAACAAGAACCGACAACGACATCTACGCAGATGGCGGGATCAACTGTGGCGGCAGCACAAACCCTGCGGCTGGTGATGGGATTTTCACCAATGGGATCAGGGTTGGGCAAGATCTTGCGCCTGTCACGGATCGGGTAATAGTTGGCGATGGTGATTTCTATATGAGCTGGAATGGCTCAAATGGGTTCATCAATTTCGATGCCAACGATCTTGTGATTTATGATCGATCTAACAATTGGTACAACTTTCAAATCGCATCTGTCACAGAGGTGCGCGTTGCGAGTGACGGCCTCAAGGTCGCAAATGGTCTATACGTCGGAGATGCGACAGGGTCCGCAGTTGATAACGATATCATAGCAGAGGGCGGCATCAACTGTGGAGGTTCAACCAACCCCAACAACGGTGCCGGCATTTTCACGCACGGTCTGCAAGTTGGCGATGACTCCAACCCGGCAGCGGCGGGCAGAATTGATGCTGGCAATGCCTCAGGCGTGCGCGGTGTCCTGTCGCTATATGACGGCAACCTGACCGGAACCCTTACCCCTGGATCCGATAACGCGTATCTGTATGCTCGATCGATCTCGGCCGAGGCTGAGTTGTGGGTCAATTCGGCATCCGGCGGTGGCACACAGCTTACGTCTCATGACTCTCAAACAGGGGAATGGATCCACCGCAACGATCGCATGCGCGCCGGCCAGCGGTTCACCATTTGGATCGAAAAAGCGATCAGAGAGCTCGAGGTGTTGACCGGCAAGACATTCATCGAAACAGAGGATTTGCCAATCGGCGACATGGCAGAATATCTTGAGGCCCGAGCCAATGACTCCGGGGCGCCAGGCCTGTTTGAGGGCACAAGGGCTGAGACGCTTGACCAGCGCCGCAGGGCCGGACTACCGTTGGAGCCATAGGAGAGACGCATGTCCCGAGGAAAGCGACAGATCCCACCCAAAACCGTCAAGCTCACTGAGGCCGAAAAACTCAAGCTTGAAAATTTGCGGCTCAAGATCGGCATGGCACAGGCTGAGCTAGGGCGACTGCAGGGCGAATACTCTGAGCTTGGTGAGGAGATTCGCAAAAAATACCGCATTGACGATATGAGGCGCTACATGTTCGATCCTGCAACAGGGGCCGGAAAGCGCATTGAGAACGTTGCGGAGGGCAAATCATGAGCGCACTTTTGCTTGCATTGGGCATGATTCTGCCTGTTGGTCAGACACATCTTGGCACTCACATTGACGCGTCATCCGGTGGTGGTGGTTTGGGGGGCGAGGCCACGGACAACATCGATCTTGACGGCACGTACAGCCTGATCTGTGATGCCGATGGTGACACCACTGTTGACGCTCTGGTTGATGACGTGATCGAAATCACGCTAGGCGGAGTTGCCAGATGGGAGATCAGTCAGGTCACCGGCGGAATCCAGTCCACCAACCTCGGTGGACCCTACCTATCGCAGGGTGCTGCAAGCGCAGCAAGCCCAACCATCAGGCCTGACCGCGGTGAGCCTGGTGCCGGCCTCGGGTATGATCCGTCTCCTGATGAAATGGTGATCATTCACAACGGTGAATGGCAAATGCGTTTCTCTGGATCAAACGCATCAGTTGACAAGACTACAATCGGCAACAATGCTCAGGCGGTAACATCTCAGGCCAGCGATGCAACGTTGTTGTTACAGCAAACCTTGAACGATACGACGTCAGAGGGAGGAACCCAGGTATATGCCGCGATACACATGGACGTCACATCAACAGACACATCAGGGTGGGATGATGCCTATTTTCTGTTGGGTGAGGATGACGGTTCTCAGACATTCAGCGTTGAGCTCAACGGCACCATCAACATGCCAACCGCCAACGGTGCTCATTTGGTTTTGCCAGAGGATGCTGATGCCACAACACCATCACTGTGTTTTAGCGCCGATTGCGACATAGGATTTTATGCAGGCCAGTTTGCAAACACCGTTTCATATGCAAATGGCGGCACTCGCATTTGGGATTTTACATCCACCTATCTATCATCAGCGATCACTAATGGGCCAAGCATCAGGGCCATTGCCACGGGCGTCAGTGGCAACATAGCGTTCAATCCTCGCGGCAACGATGCCAATTCTGGATATTCTGCAGTTGCCGCGGATGATCTAGGGATCGTTTCAGGTGGTCAACTGGTCAGTCGATACCATGAAACAGAGAATGATCTATTTAGCAACAGCCATGGGTTTTACTCGATCCGTGAGACAATGTCATTTAGTGATTTTGTTGACGGTGGTGGACTGACCGCAACCCGTGACATGAACTATGGGATCCCTGACGGATCGCAGTTTCAACAAGCGATCATTCATGATCTCACCGGGTTCACTGGCGGATCAAACACAACGGCAACGATCCAGATCGGCACAGGCGCAGATCCAGACAGGTACAACACTGGCACCCCGTCAGTTTTTACAACCGAGTCATCTGGTGTTGACCTCGGGGGACCTTCCGGCGCCACATTTCACGATGCCACCACCAATGACATCACTGTGACCATCACGGTTGACAACGATTGGTCAACCATTGACGCTGGCCAAATGACCGTAGTCTTGTTTTTCTTTGGCGAGACTCCAACCCTGACGGATCCTCCGTGATCTCTAGAGGCATGACCATGAGAAAATTGCTTGCATCTTGCTTTGTTGCCATCTTGCTGACCCTGCCTGCCGTGCCCGTTGCAGCGCGCCAATGCACCAACGTCAGGGTGAGTGGATCATATCAGCTCATCAATGCAGACTTGAGCCTACCTAGATCCTTTTCCGTGCCAGGCAACTCCATGGTGCCTTTTGGCGAGGCAACGGTGTGGGTTGAGTTTACCGATGCCGATTCATCGATCACAAAAATGACCATGACATGCACTGGCCAGCACGCCAACAGCGTGGCTGTCTACACGCTGCAGAGCGGCAGCGTGACCGATGGTGAGCTGGTCTCTCTTGACGCATCATGGTCACTGGGTGATGGGGTCACCGGATCTGGCTCAAAAAATGTTCCATGGCGTGTGAATATCAGCATGATGGAAACTTGGGGTTGTTCGTTTGCCGTTGCCAGCGGATCGGCAGACGCTGTGATTGATACCGTCGCCGTGTATGCAAGTGCATGCTATTCTGACTGAGAATGAGCATCACGCAGACATACCCGTTTGACAATCCGGCCAATTATTCTCTGGTCAATGCCAAGATCTCTGGCGGATCTGGCTCAATGGATTTCATCGACAAAACGGGCCTCACGCTGTCAGAGAGCTTTGACGCTGACGCTGGGTTCACATACGACCCAACGCTGACAGAGTTTGCCGCAGGCGTGATGCGGCAATTGGATCGCACGCCAGCCAATTCCGTGTTTGCTGCAGACTATGCCGTCAACGGCAACCTGAA